CCGTTGAAGCCAGTCCCGAGCGTCTGCCACTGCCCGTTGATCCGGGCCATGCCGTAGTTGGCCGTGAGCGCGTCCTGCTCATCCAGTTCGGCCGTCTGCTGATCGTCGGCCACCCAGAACGGATAGGGCGCGAGCAGCTTGATCGGCGCGATTTCATCCACGTGCAGCAGATCGCTAAAGCCTTCCATGCCGCCGTTGTAAAGGAAGTCGGCGTACACGCGGCTGTCTGATCCAGGCCCCGCGTAGCCGATCGTCACCGGCTGAGTGCCCTTGACGGCGTCCGGCTTGAGCAGATCGAACACCTGCGCGCGTTTCGCGCTGAGCGCCGCCCAGGTCGCGGCATCGCTGCCGGCATCCTCGACGGTGTAGTGCAGATAGAGCTCGATCTCGCGCGGCAGGATCTTGGTGCCCTGATGGATCGCGCCCGGTAGCAGCGCGGCGTTGACGAGATGGTGCGTGAGGGGTGGCGTTCCGATGTTCTTCGTGCCCTCGACGACCTCGATGGCGTAGTCGTCGAGCAGGTTACGCTCGCGCCCGCCCGCGCGGACCTGCGCGCTGCGCGTGCTGGCGCTGCCGTGCACGAGCCCCGCCCAGCGATAGCCGTCGCCCAGGCTGCCGTCGATATAGGTCGTGCCGTAGGCGTTGGGCTCGACCTGCACGGCATCGACGAAATACTCCTGGCCGCTGGAGAGCCGAATGTCGAGACGGTTGGAGCCGCTGGCCTGCGCGGCGCTCACCTGCACGCCGTAGCGCACCCAGCCGCCGGAGCGTCCACCGATCACGGTCATGGCCGCCCAGGAGCGTCCATCGAGCGCCACCTGCGGCGTGCCCGTGATCGGCGCTCCGTAGGCGTCCTCGGCGAACAGATACAGGCTCACGAAGTGATCGGCGTTGGGCAGCGTCGCGAGCAACAGCGACAGGCCGTCGTAGGGGGCATTGGCATAGACGCGGTAACAGTAGTTGCCGTGACGGGCCTGCGTGGTCACGCGCGCCACGTCCGCGATGCCGGCGCTGGGGCTCGGGCTTGCCGATCCCGACAGAGACGCCGATCCCGAGGGGCTGATCGACGGCGAGGCCGAGGGGCTGATCGACAGCGATGCGCTCGATGACGTGCTGCGGCTGGGGCTGCGGCTCGGCGATCCGCTCGGGCTGATCGAGACCGACCCGGACGGTGAAGCGCTGCCGCTCGGGCTGGCGCTTTGGCTGGGGCTACCCACGCCGAGCACGCCGAAATTGTCCGGCATCTCGGCGCTTGGATTGAGCACATAGTTCGTGCCGGCTTCAGGCACGCGCACATACCAGAGTCCGCTCATCAGTACGCTCCCGCCACCGCGCGCGTGTAGGCGTATTGCATGTCCGCCTGGACGCCGTAGTAGTTATAGGTATTGCCGCCGTTGTTGTTGGTGGTCGCAGCCCCGACCAGGGAACCCGACACCGACCGCACGGCGCCGATAGGGCTGGCGGCGTTGTCGAGAATGCCGCCCGACATGCCCATCATCATGTTCTTGCCGATCCCGGCGAACAGTTTCGACGGCGACTGAATGCCCAGAAAGCCTTTGGCTGCGTCATAGGCTGCCTTGGCGGCGGCCGTGGCCGCTTCAACAATGAAGTGCGCCGCGGCCGTGATGCCGTTGGCGATGCCCTGGATAATGTCGTTGCCGATCTTGCCCCAGTCCATTTTCAGGATGGCATCGATGGCCGTGGTCACAATGGCCTGGATCTTGACCCAGGCTTCGTCAAAGGCCTTGCGCAGGTCCTCTCCAAATCCGCGCCAATCGCCCTTGAAGGCTTTGGCGAACGCGGCAAACACGTCTGAAACAAGTTTCCAGATCGCCTCTCCGGCCGCCACGATCTCGTCACCCCACTCGGCCCAGAAGTCCTGGACCCAGGTCAAGACCGTGTTGATGACGTTCTGCACGTCGGCCATGACGCTCTGGATCGTGGCGTAGATCGCCGGCCAGTTCTCAATCACCCACGCGACGGCGCTCTGGAAAGCCGGGATCACGACCGTCTGGATGAAGTCCCACACCGCCTGCAACACCGGCTGCACCTGTGCCCAGACTTCCGCGATCTTGGCCTGGATCATGGGCCAATTGGTGATGACCCACGCGACGGCGTTTTGGAACGCCGGCACGACCGTGTTGAGGATGAAGTCTTTGAGCGCGATCAGCGCAGGCTGCGCAGCGTTCCAGCCGTCGATGATGGCCTGCTGGACAATGGGCCAGTTTGTCTGAACCCACGTCACAAACTTTTCAAATGGATCGCGGAGCTGAATAACCGACTTAAAAAGACCTTCACCGTCAAGGCCAAAAGCGTTGGCCAGGCTGTAGACAAGGTTGGCGATCCCGCCGATGGGATCTTCGCCGCTGGCCATATCGGCGATGAACTCAGACAAAGCGCCTGCGACCGTTTCGACAAGCGGAACGATCAGAGGCAGCACCTTATCAGCCAGCTCCGTCAGCGGAGGCAGCAGCGCCAGTGCCACGCCCTCGCCGGCGTCCGCGATGGTCTCCTGGAAGATGGCCCACTTACCGGCCAGCGTTTCACTGGCTGTGGCCGCCGCACCGCCCGTCGTCGAGGCGAGCGCATCCATTAGCACCGTCTGCGCGCCGGTCACGTCGCCCAGCTCGACGAGCTTTTGGATCTGTTTCTCTTGCTCGTCCGTCAGCTGAATGCCGGCGGCTTTGAGTTTTCCGATCGAGCCGACGCCGTCGGTGCCGAGGTCTTGCAGCACCTTGCCGAGGAGTTCCGCCGCCTTGGTCGGTTCGAGCTTGAGGGTCGTGGCGAGGTCGGCGGATTGTTCAATGAAGCGCGGCAGGATGTCGGCGCCGATCTTGTCGAAGCGCAGACCGACGTTGGTCATCGCCAGGACCACGTCGTCCGATCCACCCACCAGGTTCTTGAACTGATCGGCCAGCGCCATCGCGCCGTCGATCGTGATCGGGCTCTTGTCTCCCAGGCGCGCGATCGAACCGGTGAGCTTGTCGATGCCCTCCTGCGCCTCGATCGCGCCCTTGAAGCTATCAACGGCGAAGTCGGCCACGGCCGAGAACGCAGAGCCGAGCGCGTCGATCGCCACTTCGCCGATGCGCCGAAACGCACCGATGACGATGTTGTCGCCCAGGATCCCGAGACTGATGTCGATGTCAGCCATGCGACAGCGCCTTTTTGACCTTGCCCTCAGCGACCATCATCGTGCGCAGCTGCGCGATCTGCGGCAGCGGCAGACCGCGCACATAATCGAGCGTCCAGCCCAGTCGGTCGCACAGTTCGAACTCGATCCACTCGCGCGGGGCGGGCTTCCCCGTGCTCAGGTGCATCATGACCCTTGCTTCGAGGGTCAGCCCGCTTTCGCTTTTGGGTTCATCTGCTCTGACAGGCTCGTGGCCACGAATTCGATGACGGCTTTGAGGGCCGTCATCGGAAACGCGGTCTTGCCACCCACCACCACGCGATCCAGGAACTCGATCCAGCGGGGGATGTCCTTGAACTCAAGTCCATTGCCCACGCTGGCAACCAGTTCCCAATCCGCCAGGGTCGAGCGCGACCAGTCGAGCTCGACCTTGAGTTCAGGCTTGGCTTCAGCGTCCATTTAGGCGCTCGTCGAGGCCGACGGGCTCACGCTCGCCGACGGGCTGGGCCGGTTGTCTTCGCGCACGAGCTGCGTGGCCTGCAGCTTGAACACGACCAGCTGCGGGCCGGCTTCTTCGGAGGCCGCCGACGGATACGGGAACTCCGTGATGCGCCCCGGCGACTTGTAGCCGTTCGAATCGCCCGTATACCAGCGGTAGTTGCCGTCGTAGCCGCCGGGCGCATAGCGGAAATAGAGCGGCCGGCCGGCGACGTTTTTCTGGTTGTGCAGGATCTCGTAGGCCTCGCCCGCGGTCTCGGTGAAGAAGATCGTGACGGTGATGTCGACGGGGTTATATTTCCCGCCGCGCACGATCTTGTACTGGCCCTCAAGCGACGCGGCCATGCCGCTGTCGGCGGTCTGCGCCGAGACTTCGACCTTGTTGGTCGAACCGCTGATGTTGGTCCAGGTCGTGCCGTTGGTCGAGACCTCGACCACGGCATCGACGGTGTTGATGGCAGTGGTGGTTTGTGGCATGTCCCTCTCCTAAAACTCGACGATCCGCAGCGCGAACATCGCGCCGTGAAACTGTTGGCCGCTGGCGTCGAACACCGACCCAAAGGCCGGCATGCCCGCAAGCGTGATCGACTTGCAACCGTCGACGCGCGGTAGGGCCTGGATCGCCTCGACGATCTTGCGCGCGTTTTCGATCAGCGTCGGATACTGGGCGAACAGGCCACGGTCGGAGCCGACCGGCGCCTGATAGAGCGTGTAGTTGAGCGTGTAGCGATTGTCCGGATTGCCTTGCAGCGAGCGCCGCTGCGAGGTCCAGTCCGTGAGAAACGACGGGTTGTTGCTGGACGGTCCGAGCATCGGACAGTCGCGATCCGTGAGCGCGGCCTTCATCTGATGCAGGTCAACGATCTTGATCCCCTGGATATCGAGCGCCGCGATCGCGCTCGCCACCTGCGCCACGCGCATCACCGGCTGGGTCATAGATGCCGCCTGTAGAGTTCGACCAGCGCCCAGTATTCGGTCGACTTGTCGCGCGGGGTGATGACCACGCCCGCGCCCGTGACCTGCGCGACGCCGTCTACGCCGACGCCATAGCGCTTCTTGTAGAGCGCCAGGGCCAGCATGAGCACCGCGCTCTTGCTGTTCAGGATCGCCATCAGGCTCTCGGGATCCGTGGCGCTGCGATCGACGTAGCCCCACGTGCCCCGCACCTGGATGACGGCCTCGGTGTCGCCGCTACCCGTAAACCTCCAGGTCACATTCGACGACTGCTTGATCCGGATTTCGGTTTTGTGAGGTCCGTTGAGCGGATACAGGTTGTAAAGGCTCGTCTCAAGCGTGGTGTTATCGCCGTTCGTGATGGCGTCCACCGACAGCAGCGGCGCATCCAGTTCGAGACAGCGTCCGTGCGGCAGGTCGTACACGCGCGTCTGCGCGGAGGCGTAGAACCAGTGCCCGGTGTCCCCGTCCCACTCGCGCGAGCAGCGATCGAGCAGACGCTCGATGAAGACGTCGTCGACCGGCGCCGCCTGATTCAGTTCAGGCAGCGCCAGGAATTCATCGAGCGTGACGTAGCTGTTAGTCAGGGACATGTCAGCTCGCTGCGACCGTGCCTACTCCGATGACCGTCACCGCCCCGAGCACTGTCCCGGCCAGGCGCGCGAGCCCCTGGACATCCAGCACCGCGCCGTTGCCGGCATCCTCGGCGGCGTTGTGAAAGGTGTGTCGGACCGAAAAGGCCTTGCTCATGGCGGGCCTCCTCAATCGTCCATGACGGCGTACTCAAGCTCCAGATGAGCCTGGCCGGCCTGGGTCGAAGCCACGCCGGTATGACGCACACACAGCGGCGTGTCGGCGGCCACGGTCGTGAGCAGCAGTGTCAGGGTCGTGGTGGATCCCACGGCCTTGGCGTTCTCGTAGTTCGTGGCCGCGATGACGGTCGCGCCGCCGACGGCCACGCCCAGCCGGATCGAGCCGGCCGCGACAGTGCCGCTGGTCGCATCGTCGTAGACAATGCGCGCGCTGTAGAGCTGCAGCGCCTTGGAGTGGCGCATGAGCACGCGGTCGACCGTCGTGCCGGCGCCGTTGTCGAGGTTGAAGGATTCCGAAACGATGAGCTTGCGCTTGGCGTTCGGGGACTTGTAGAGCGGAAGAACAGGCATGGTGTCGCCCTTTCGTAAGCCCCCGGGTTTTGCTGACGGTCAGCAAAACCCAGGGGTGATCGTTGCCGGGAAAACTAGAGCGTGATGTTGTAGCCGATCGCGGCGGCTTCCGTGTCGCGGTAGACCAGGCCGACCCGCAGGGTGACCGTGATTTCCGTGACGTCCGAGCGCGGGATGCGCACCGTCTCGAGGCGCGCGCGCCGCTTCCAGCCCATCAGCCACTGGTCGTAACGCACGGCCAGCGCGGCGCCGGTGGTGTTCAGGGCCTGGTTGGTCAGGTTGACCTTGCCGGCCGTGTTCGCCTGATAGGGGTTGGTCGTCGACAGCCAGTGCATGAAGTACGAGCGTCGCACCGAGTAGCCCCAGAGCTTGGTGATCTCGCCATCGACCAGGGTCGCATTCGGAAACACGTCCTGGGTCTTGACCGACGCCAGCTGCAGCACCTTGTCGTAGACGTTCGGGTCGAGGATGAATTCGACCTTGGTCTTGTCGGAGGCGTTCTTGCCGGCGGCGCCCATCAGGTTCTTGATGGTCAGGAAGGTCGTGTCGGCAAGCGCGCCGATGCTGGTCGAGTTGGCCGTGTTGGTCACGAGCGCCAGCTTGCGGAAGCCGTTCAGGATGAGGTAGGCCTCGGTCCCGGCGGGCGTGCCGCCGATGGTGTTGATGTTGGTCGTCGCGCCGGTCTCGGTGTCGCCGTCGATGGCAACGTGCTCGAGGGTCTCGGCCGCGGCCAGCGTCATCTGCGCGTTGAGCTGCGACGCCCACGGGATCAGGCTGTCCTCTTCCATCTCGCCCGCGTACTGCGAGCGCCCGCCCAACTTGTCGACCGTCAGCGTCTGCTTGGCCGTGCTGAGCTTCGAGCTGGGCACCGACGCATTCGGGGTCTTGGTCGTGGCGTTCTCGTCGGTCGTCTGCGCGACCTTGTAGAACGTGGGATCGCTGGATTCCAGCGGGATGATGATGCTCTCCGTGCCCTGCGGAACTTCCTGGGTGGGCAGCTTCTGCAGGACCCAGGTCGCCTGGCGGATGGCCGGCCACAGTCGGCGGCTGTACTCCACGCCGACCCACTCGTCGCCGCCGCTGGCGAGCGTCGAGTAGTTGACCTCGTTGGCCTTGGCCGCATCCAGGAAGTGCGCGGGATCGATGCCCTTGCTGCGCAGGTCCGCGCGGGCGTCCTCGCCCAGATGCACGGCCTTGCCCGAGACGTCGACGGCCTCGCTCTTGTCCTCGGCGATCTTGATGCCCAGGGCCTTGTAGGCCGGCTGGCTCAGGGTCTTGCCGTGCTCGCCGAGCAGCGTCATGGTGAACGCCAGATCGTGCGCCGACAGCCCGTCGTATTTGCGGGTGTCGTGGAAGTGCGTCTGCGTCGGGGCCTGGCCGCCCATCGGCAGGCGCCCGGACTTCGCGTACTCGGCCTTCAGGGCCTCGACCTCGCGCGCGTTCTTCTCGCGTTCGGCCTTGACCGCCGCGTCGATGCGTTCCTGTTCCTTGGCCTTGCGCTCGATCTCGGCGTCCTCAGCAGCCTTGCGAGCCGCGTCGCGCTTGTCGAGCAACGCCATCAGTTCTTTCTCGTCCATGTCCAATACTCCTTTGGTCGCCGGATGTTGATCCGGCGCTTGCTCGACGTTCGCGCTCGGCGTCGCCGCCCCAGCGGGGCCTGTGGCCTTTGGCTTTGCGTCCTCGTCGGTGATGTTCACGCCCAGGGCCTTGAGCGCCGTGACGACGTTGGCCGTCATCATGCGTGGCTCCATGGGCTGTACGGTCAGGGTGTCGCGCACCAGGGGGTAGCGCGTGATCTCGCCGGTCGCGGCCTTGATCACGCCGTGCGCCTCCGAGCTGTTGCCGATCAGACCCTGCTTGATCAGGGCCTCGATCCACTGCATGTACTTGTGGCGGCGGTTGAGCACACGCTCGACCCAGACGCCCTTCTCATCCACGCGCGCCGTCTTCCAGTCTACGACGCCCAGGTACTCGCCGGGCGCGATGCCGTCGATGGCCTGGCCGCGCATTGTGTTGTGCTCCCAGTCGATCGGCAACAGCCCCTTGGCCGTGGCCTCGCTGTCGAACTGCGTGGCGCGCGTGAAGAACTCGCCGCGGCTTCCGTCGGCGTTTTTGTTGGAGCTGCCCAGGCCCTCGAGATCGCGCCCGCCAAAGAGAACGATGTAGTTGGCGACGCGCAGCTCGTCCGGGGTCTCGGAGATGGCCTTGAGCGCATTGCTCTTGCCGGCATCTTCCGGCGCCACTCCCGGGTTGCCGATCTCCTGCTCATCCAGGAATCCCAGTTCGTCCATGTCCTTCACGATCTCGCGCGCCTTGGCCTTCACGCCACGCCCGCGCTTGATGTCGCTGGCGGAATGGCGGGCGCCCGCCTTCGCTCGCAAATCGTCATCTTGTGGATTGGGCATGCGCACCCCCAAACGAAAACGGGCCGACAACCACCGTGAGCGGTTGTCGGCCCGTAGGCTCGGTCTATTCCGTTTTGCTGACCGTGTCAGCGCCGCTGCGTACAGCGGACCTTACTCCAGCGCAATCGTCCCGCGCGGCTCGGCCGCAAACACGAAGATGCGGCTGCCATCCACGAGTAGGATAGCACGCTTGTTGGCCCGGCGCAATTCAGTCACCTTGGCCCCCAGCCGCAACAGCCAATCCGGGCCATCGATCTCCACCGACTCGCTCACCGACTCGGCCATGACGCTCATAGTCCCCCCGGTCCGCTCAGCACGCGCTTGTTGAACAGCTCTTTTCCCTTGGCAATAATCTGATCGGTGGCCAGGCGCATGACCTCAGCCAGCAGGTGCCAGCGGTTCTTGTGGATAGTCGCCTGCCCGGTTCCACGCGCGTCGCCGATGACGTAAGGGTTGCCTGTGCGTCCACCCTTGTAACGCGGGTTGCTGACGATGCGATAGCCGTGCTCGATCGATTCGAGCTGCGTGGCCTGAAAGCGCTTGCCCGTGCGCACGTAGCGTTGATCGGGAAGCTCAGCCGGGTACTGGCGCACCTGATCGCGGGCCTCGGTCATGATCGGGCGCATGACCTTCTTGGGAATGCTCTCGACCGCCAACACCGCGTTGTGCATGATCGTCCTGACCTTGCTGTCGTCGACCTTGATCGTCATCTGAGGCATGGATTATCCGATCACTCTATGGCCATCTCGCCATTGTCGTAATAGAAGTGGTGGTTACAGGTGTCCCACCGGCCACACCCAAAAGCGTCGTTTCCGTTGCGCTTGGTCAAACCGCGTTTCTCCCACCACGACAACTTGTGACGCTGCCCCTGATACTCCTGGCACTCTTCACAACTATCCAATCCATCGTCACCCTGAAACGTCAGAAACGGGTCACCTTTGGCGCGTGCTTTCATCTGGTCGCCCAGGTTGATTAGTGATGAAACCCACGCTTCGATCCGCCCGTCCAGAGCCGCACGCTTCTCTGGGCTGTTGCGTTTGCCGTTCTCTCCAGGAGACGCCAACCAGGCTGCGAAATCATTGACGTATGAGTCCTGATCGCGCTCCCATTCATCCATGACATTCAGATCGTCGCCTTCGAAGTCGTCCGCATTGCCACCGCCTTCAAGCCAAGCATCGGTGCCCATCGCCCGAGCCATCTCGTGCAATAACACCTTGTGAGCGCGCCGAAAATCGACGGCGTCCATCATGCCATGCAAGACTTGCAAAGCAAACCGAGATAGCTGGGTGTCGTAATTTCTGGCAACCTCGTTAATCGATTTTGACCGATGGCCTGTCATTGTGCCGACAAGCGAATCGGTCATCCGATCCACATAGGCCGCGACCAGGGCCGCGACCTCATCCACGATGGCCATAGCGCTCCAGAGCCGACACGGCTCGCTCGATCAAACGCTCACCACCACGCTCCAGAGCGAACACGGCGCGCACGTCGGGCGCGCTCTTGGCCCGCGCCAGTGCGCCCTTGATGCGCATGGCCGTGAGCACGTCAATGGCGCGCGGCTCGAACTCGCGCCCGCCCGGCTTTCCCAGGCGCTTCAGCGCGTAGTTCTCCCAGGCCTTCATCTCGGCCTGCATGGCCATCTGATCCTCAACCTGGGCCACGTCTTCCTGGCCCTGCGCCGGGTCACCGGCTGGCGTGTCGGAGTTTTGCTGACCGTCAGCAAAACTCCCCTGAGGAGGAGCCCCGAACGTCGGAGCGGGCTCGGGCTTCTTCTCGCCCGGCATCGGCGTTGACGGCCCGATCTGCGACACGAACATAAACCCACGTGGGTCAAGATTGCTCACCACCGACTTGTTGCCCGCCTGCGCCTGCATCTCGGCCGGCAGCGCGGCGAGCTGGTCCTGCTTCTGCTGCTCCTCGGCTTCCATCTCGGCGATCACGCTCGGATCGAGCTCGAGCGGGCCCTCACCGTAATACTCGGCTCGCACCTCGTTGACCGTGTGATAGCGCGCATACTCGGCCTGCTCCTGCAGATCCAGGATGCGGTTCGACTGACGCATGTCCTCGAACTCGCCGACCAGGTTCTCGCCGTAGAGCGGCAGGATCGAGGCCGTGAACTTCTCCGCGAACTGCACCAGCGTCGGCCACACGCCAAACTCGATCAGCGTCGATTTGCCGGCGATGGCGTTGGCCTCGGTCGCGTTGACCGCCAGGATCGACGCCAGGCCGGGCGCGAGTTTGCCGTAGATCTCCTCTTTGGTGAAGTTGCGCGCTGCCAGGAATTCCATGTCCTTCTGCGTCGAAGAAGCCTGGATCAGTTGCAGCGCATCCCCCACCCCACGGAGCAGCGTCACGCCGCTGCGGTTGGCGCCGCCCCATTCCTTGTCGCGCTCGGCCTTGATCTTCTTCCACTCGGGATCGGCGACCATGGCCTTGAACGCCAGGATGCTCGGCAGCTTGGCGTTGTTCTTGTCGAAGAACCCCAGTGACCACTTCTGCTGCGCCAGATCCCCATACGCATCCAGCGCCAGCGACTGAATGGCACTCAGCCCGACGAACGGATTGGCCGGGTTCGAGGTCTTGAGGTGCACGATCTTCCAGGGCTCGATGAACTCGGACGCCTGGCCAGGCGGCGTGAACTCGTACCCCGCGATGTAGCTGCGTCCGTCCGGAATGGGCCGGATCATGTGGGACGGCGCAATCCAAAGCTCATCGGGCGGCATCGTCTCGCTCGGCGCGTTGAGGAACAGGTAGAGATTGCCCGTCACCCGGAACATCGTGAACGCATCGCGCAGGAACTCGCCGCGCGATTGAGACGGGTTGGGCTTGCGCAGCAGCAGCTCGAAGGGATGATTGGGGATCTCCTCGTCATCCTCGCCGCCCGGCTCACCCGACACGCGCTTGACGCCGAACATACCGCCCGCCGCGATCTCGGCCGTGCGATCAATGGCGGTGTTGATCCAGGTCAGCGCCGCGTAGAGCCGCATTTGCTTCTCGGCCTCTTGCGCTTCGGGCACGTCCCAGTGATAGCTGTCGGCAATCGACAGCATCTCGCCCGGTGGACGTTTGTCCCCCTGTGCTTTGGCATATCCCAGTCGAGCGGCCAATGTATCCAGGATGCTCATGTTCACCTCACCATGCAATCAGGTCGCTGATGCTATTCAGCGCAGACCAGTGCGCCATCACGACCGCGTCGCCCTTGTCTGGACTGCGACCCAGACGTGCCTTGATATCGTCCTTCGATTCGAGCAGCACGCCGCCCGTGGTCAGGCTGAAGCGCGGCGCACACAGATCGGACAGCAACTCGGGATCGGGCGGCAACGCGATCCCGTCGCCCAGCTGCGGGTCGAGCGCCTCGCGCAGTTTCCAGTAGCTGGCCGCGCGCACGTTGCGGAACTTCAGACGCCCGCTGCGGTCGCGCTGCTCGCCTGCGCTCTCGGCATTGTTGACGGCCATGGCCGGAACACCTGAATGCGTCAGGCTGTCGTAGCCCGACGCCCCAATGCCGACCACGTCGACGGCGATCTGGGCGCCCGGCTCGACGACCGACACGATCAGGGCCGCGGCAGTCGGTCCATCTGGGATGGCAGAGCCCGGATACTCGATCAGCGGCGCACACCAGTTGTCGTGCAGACACGCGATCACGAGTTTGTCGTTGCCGCCGCGCACCAGGTCGACGCCGACGGCCGTCATAGGCGCTTCGGGTTTCTCGAGTGTCCAGCGTGCTTGCGCTGCCTTGACCCAATCCGTCGGGATCACCTGCCAGGGATTGACCGACTTGGCCGCGTCAAAGTGGCCCTTGAGCAGCGAGCGCAAGGGCTCGGGCAATGCGTCGATCGTCGCGCCATAGCCGGTCTCGGACAGCGCCGGGTTGTCGTCGAGCGTGGCATGAAAGAACGTGCGCGAGCGCGGCGTGATCGTCTTGTCCTTGTGCTCGAAGGGCGCGCCGTTCTCGCGCTCAACCTCTTTGCCATCGACCATGGCATACCAGCGCAGTTCGCCGTCGGTGGCCGGTCGAGGATGCTGTGGGTCAAGCCAGGGTCCAAAGTAGCGCGTGACCCATTCGCCCTCTTCATCCATGGGCGGGTTGAAGGTCATGGCGATCTGACACTTCTGACCTGTCACCGTCGTGCGATTCCATGCCGAGAGAAAGCGCACGAACTTCTCCGGGAACTCCGTCACCTCATCGAACGCCAGAAAGTCATGGGGCTGGCCCTGATACTTTTTCAGGTCCGCCTCATGCTGCGCGCTGCCGAACTCAATCAGGCGTCCGTCGGCCAGGCGCCACAGATGCAGCTGTTCGTTGAAGCTGTCTTTGGCGTGCGAGGCGTCTTGCTGGTTGAAGATCTCGCGCGAGCGTTCGATCAGACCGCGCAAGGACGGGAACACGCGCCGGAAGATGATCGAGCGCTGATGACGCAGGCCGGCCAACCCCAGCAGCAGATCGCTCTTGCCGCCGCCCGCCGCGCCGCCATAGCCGATCACGTCCGCCTCGCTCTGGTAAGCGTGCGTCTGCGGCCCGTCTTGTGGGGTCCAGACGGGAGCGTCAGGATTCGTCGGGCGGCTCGTCGGAAAGATGCCCCGGTTCGCTGCCGTGAGGATCAATTCCAAGTCGCTGCGCGATAAGGTGTCTAAGCTGATCATCGGTGTAATTCGAAAACTCGGTCACGCCGCCGCCATAGCGAGCGAGCCAATTGGCGGCGTTGGTGTTGCCTTCGTTGCTGGCCTCCTCGAACATCGCCTGAACCACCGCATGCTTGTAGTGCACGTTGGCGTACTTGCCGCCCTGCTTGATCTCATCGCCAACGACGTCGATGATCTCGCGCCAGGATGCGCCACGTTTGGGAGCGCCGGCCGGATTGGGAGAGGGCCCGCCCTTCTTCCAATTCGGGTTGCCGCGCTTTTTTGTTACGGTTTTGTTAACAATTGTCTTGGCCATCAGGCACTCGGCGACGGGCTCGCGCTCGGCGATGCGCTGCCCGATGGGCTGGTCGACGGACTGACCAGCTCGAAGTCGAAGGACGGCAACACCGTCCATTTCGTGCGATAGCTGATCTCGCTCAGGCTGTCGCTGTACTTGGCGCGGAACTGGACGAAGAACGCGCCGGCCTGGGCGACGTCGGCGGCGCTGTAGGTCCAGGAAAAGATGCCGCTGGATGCCGTGACAAGCGCGAGCGCGCCCGTAATGGCGGTCTGCACGCCGGCACGCTCGATGATGCCCGTGATCGTCGCGCCCGTCAGGTCGATGGCGGCATCGTCTTCGTCTTTCCAGGTGATGGTCTGCGCGCGCTTGCGTGCATGTTGAACCGCGTTGGCGAGAGCCATGGTCTACACTCCCCTCCCGGCGTGAGCCGCCGCGAACACGTTCCTGAGATCGCCCCAGCCGGGCAACTCGTCGGCCTCGCGCCACCCGCGCGCATAGACGCCGTTGCGGAAGTCGGCGCGCGACCACTTGCTGGCCGTCCAATTGCGATCGTGGCGCACGTCCACATTCGGGTACAGGCTCCAGGCATTGACGACCTGTTGCGAGCCCACCGATTGCTTGAGCCCGGGCTCGTAGTGCCGGTTGGGCCCCTCGCGCTCGATCTGGGCAATGCGGGCCCGGTAATAGTCGAGCAGGAGCGAGCGATACGCCACGAGCCCACTGACCTGATGAGCGTTATAGAACACGGCGTGCCCATCCGGGTAACGCGCGTGCCACACGTGAACATTGTAGGTCCAGGTGTCCGCGCGTGCCGGGACGATATCGAAGTGCGTGGGCGAGTAGAGCACGTCGTGTTCGCACAGATAGACGATGTCGCCGGTCGCATGCTCGAGGCCCGTCAGGATCTGGCGATGCATGGTCAGGATGCCGCGCTCGGCCACATGCACCAGATTGCAGGCCGTCGAGCCCACGGGGAAACCGGTCATCGAGCCCAGGCCGACCGCTACGATCTCACGGCCCTGGGCGGCACGAACCAGCTGCGTGCGGCAGAGCAGGGCCAGTTCCGCCGGCAGATGATGGTCGGTGTAGTAGACGATCGAGGACCTAAGCATAGGCGTGCTCCCGATCGACGCGCGGGTGGGTCTGGTAAAAGCGGCGCTCACTGGCCCGGATCTGGGCGAGCGCGGTACGGCCAGCGTCGGTGTCATGCCAGCCCGGGAGCGGCTTGAACTTATTGATGAGCCAGGCCAGCGGCAGCACCTGCCCCGGCCAGGCGTCGTTGAGCCAGAGCGCCCGGCTGTATTCGCGCGCCCTGTCCTGAGCCGAGAACTGCATTTGATACGGGAACGAGAAATCGGCGCGGGTGCGGAACATGTGCGCGAACCAGGTGCCGCGATGCACGACCATGCGCCCGCCCGAGAGCCAGGCTTTGCAGCCCACTTCAGTGCCCATCTGGCCCCAGGAGCCATGCGCCTCATCCATCCCGCCGAGCTGCCCGTAGCGCTCGCGGCTCATGGCAAAACACGCGCCCAGGCAAGAGAGCGTATCGGCGATGTCGCCCTCCTCCTGGCGCCGGCCCTGCCAGTCGCCCTTGTACTGGAAATGCAGCTCGTGGTCGAAGCGCCAGAAGTCCGTGCGGGTGCCNNGAACGCGGACGCCAGACGACCTCGCGGTGATGGCTCGTGCCCTTGCAGCGCTCGCACTGCTCCAGCGACGGCCCCATATAGGTGCGATGCCCACAGCCGTCACAGATCCAGTCAAAGACGTGTAGATTGCGCTGCTGCGGGATGAGCGTCCAGTCCGGATGCCCCTCGAGCGCCGAGACAATGGCGCGGTCGAAGCCCTGAGCCAGCGAGCAATGGGCGTCGAGCTTCATGACAAAGCGGCCCCGGGCCTCGCGAGCGGCCAGGTTGGTCGCGGCGCGCTGGCCGATCGAGGCCTCGAGCGTGATCACACGCAGACGCGGATGCGGGAGCGGAACCTCGCCCTTGTGCTCGCCATCGATCACGGCGATGACCTCGGTATCGAGGTCCGAGTGTTCGAGCACGTCCGCGCAGGTGCGCGCCAGCCACTCCTCGTTGCGACCCGGGATCAGGACGGAAAGCTCAGACACCGCGAGCCTCATTGAGTTTGATGACCGTCAGCAAAAGGGGC